ACTTATGGCTTGCTTTTGAAGATCAGTGCGTTTAACAACTAGGTCATTAAATTCTTTTTCTAACGCATTGCTTTGCTCTATGTAGTCATCTGGCTTGTATCCCTTCTTGCGCCCAGCTTGATGCCAGTCAGATTGAATCTCTTCGATTTGCAAGACCTTTCTTGGCGGAACCTTGCGTTCACCCTGAGCCATAGTCACGTTATTGCGAATGCTTTCAGGCAAAGTCTCAACATACGCCTGCAACTGCTCAGGCGTGTCAAACATATCTGATTGCCTGCCAGACGTCTTGTTGACAACGTAGAAGCCCTTCTGTGGGGGCTGAGCAATCAACCTATCCTGCACACGCATGTGAGCTAACACATTGGGATCATCCCAATGACCAGATGAGTAGTTGGATGCGGCTGTCTGCTTCTTTGCCTGCAAATCTGCCATCTCTTTAATTTGCTCAGGGGTCAAGTCACCACGTCGTTGTTCTGCCTCTAGCATCAACAAACGATGAAAGTCTTTTTCGGTATAAGACTGTGGCAATTTCAGTAGCATCTCACGGTAGTTGCTACCACCCCGAGTTCTGTAATCGTCGTCGGCATACTTTGCGGCTTCAGCATCAATCTCTGCATTCCATTCACGCATCTGTCGAATAGGCACTTCACGATAGTTGTCGTACCCATAAATCTCCATCTTGTCATCAAGAAGCCTTCTACGCTCATCGCCATCAATGTCTTCCAAAATACGCTCTTGAACCTTGGGAGGAGGGTTATCCGCTAATACTTGCTGAGCCTCTTCCTTGGTCATCTTGCCCTTGGCTTTGAATGCCTGCTCAAGCTTACGGTCGGCGATTTCAGCTTTCTTAACGCCGGGCTGTTTTAGCACCTCGGTCAAGAACTCAATCCCTGTACCTTTGGGTCGCTTTAGATTAGCCAGCGCTTCATCTACAGCGGAGTAGAAGGGGGCTGTCTTCTTGGTGGCTTTAGCGCCTAACCCACCTAATTTGACAAGGCTCATAGTGGTCTCTCTTCAAGGATTAAATCGTCGCCAGATACTTCACCGCCTTTGGCTTTGTGCATACCACTGTCAGAAACTTGACGTGCCGCATCATCTACTGACAAGCCCTTGTTGACAAGGTTTACGATCATGTTCAGGTTGCTCATGCTGTCCTTGATGCCGTACTTCTGAGCGGCTTCCACGAACTCATTGCCATCGATGTAGGCGGCTGGTTGCTTGACAGCTCCACCCTTCTTAAGTCCAAGCTTCTGCAACTCGGTCAGGATGTCTTCGGTGATCAACTGAGTGGGTGGGTTACCTCGGGTGTAGTCCATGTAGCCCGGCATCCGTTTCTTCTCGCGCATGGTCTTATCAACAAAGTCCTTCATGACAAGGTTGCGCTCCACAGGGGTAAACGTCAGACCCAAGTCCTCACCTTGCAAGATCGCGGGAAAGGCTGGGTGCAGATCAGGGCGATCAACAATCCCGCCGCTCAGGGTGAACAGGCGGTTGCCTAATGCTCCAGTGGGCAGGTCTAGCAACGCTGGGTCTGTCGTACTGCGGATAATCTTGTCATAGTCAATGATCTGACCCTTCTTACCACCAACCTGTACGCCACCCATCAAGTGACCAGCTATGGAGCGACGACTGAACGTGTCAGCAATGTTCCTAAAGTTTTTGTCTAAGATGTCAACATCAGCGGGAAACACAGGATTACCCTTTTTGTCAACGGACGCGGCTAATCGCGTATTGATCAAGTCGCGCAGTTCAGGCGTCAACTCACCACGCTTGGCGGCTTTCTTGAAGTCACCTAACAGCTTGTCAAACACCATCTGGTTTGATTGGTGCTGGGTAGGCGTACCGATCATTGCGGCGTAGACAGGGTTGTCACCCTTCTTACCGCCACCAAGGATGGTCTTAGCTGTGCCTGCGTTTTGTACGCCCCATGCCGCCTCAGCCGCACGGTACTCAGGTTCGGTCAGTTGGAGTCCTGAGAAGCCGGGGCCACCCAAGTACCCACCACCAACCTTAGTGCGGTCAGACTGCGTGATCTTCAGTGGTCGACCCTCGATCTTGCCCAGCGCCTCAGAGGCTTTCATAGGCTCTTTGTTAGCCAATTCCATCATCATGGTGTCTGGGTTGCTAGAGATGTTCACGCCGCCCTTTGGCTTGACTACGTTTGCCTGTGTACCCTGACCTATGCCTAACAGCAGGTCACGCTGTAGACCGCCACCCTCAAGGGCTTTGGTCACCATGGGGTCTAGGCGTCTCTCAAGAGCCTGCGCACCCCTGCCTGCTGTTCCCATAGCTTGGGAGGTGGCTGGGCCTGTCAGGTATTGCAACGCCATCGCCTCGGGTAGCACTGGTGGGATTTTGTACTCAGTCTCAAGGCGATCAAGAAAGTTACCTACGTCACCTGCGTACTCATAAGCCAAGGGTTGTGTAGGCTTGTACATGCGCTTTTGCATGAACTTGTCAGCCGCCTCGTCGCCTTTGGCTATGCGGGTAGGCAATGAGTTGATGGCTTGCGTTAGGGCTGAACCCATAAGCCGTACCGTCTGCAACGCGCCAGCAAGCTTCTCAAGCGGGGATGTGTCAGCACTTTGCTGGCGCTTGAGGTCAGCATCACGCTGAGCCATGCGTCTACCCATCTCAAGGTTAGCTTGGGTGGGAACGCTTAAATCAACGTCGCCGTACTGTGGCAGATCCATCGCTCTGGGATCGTTGACGAAGGCTGGTGGCTGAGCTGACCTAAAGTTCTTAGACCTGATGTTCCCAACTCGTGGGTAGAACGCTGGTGTGTTTATGTCAGCCATGGCTTATCCCGCTGAGTTGCTGTTGTCCCAATGATACCTTGGGTGTTGGCGTTCGTCCATCATAGATCTGATCCGACCAGCCTGTGAACCAACTCCTTGTTCCTGCTGTCCATCTCAGCCAACCACCTGTACCCGCTACCGCCGTCTACGTTAGGCTTAGCTTCAGGCGGAGGTGTTTCGTGCATGGCGTGGTACGAGCTTGCCCACAGGTTCAGGTAGTTCACGGTCACAGCCTTGTTGGTGGCGCTGTTCAGTCCTGCCTCACGTATGCGCTTGCCAAAGATCCTGTCTCCTATGTTGGAGAACTCCTTGGGCATCAGGTTCCACGTTGGGAGCATGGGAAAGGCGCCACGCAGGAAAAAGAAACAGCTTGTGTCAATCAGTGAGCTGTCGTCTGGCATGTTAAGGACGGTCATGTCAGGGCGAACAAATCTGCGTCTAGCCACCACGTAGTCACAGTTGACTGGTGAGCCGTAGTTACCAATGGCTGTGGTCAGGCACTCCTTGGTGTGGTTAGGGTCAATCCAGTTGTCAGCATCTAAAAACCCAATGGCGTCGTATCCCTCACTGACCGCAAGCTGGGCGCCGATCCCTCGAGGGGTGTTGCCATAGTCGCCGTGGGACTTGCCAAGTGGGATGTGCCTAGCCACCCTATTGGCAACCCAGTCCTGTGGGTGACCGTCGCTGATAAGGAAGTGATCGCCCTTGATGGTCTGAGCCTCCACGCTCTTGATGCACCGCTCCAGCACTTGCGGCTCTTCCTTGAAGTAGGGGGTGACGTATGCGACTCTCATGCGGCGTACGGGTTCTCGAGCTTCTTAGCCATGCCACTGTCAATGTAGTCGTCCATGTCGTAGTCGTCCCTTGGTGCTCCGTCGATGTCCAGCCAACCTGAGTCGCGTAGGAACCGTAGCCCTTGGGTGCAGGCGTCCACGAAGTCGTCGTGAGTCGAGTCAGGGAAGCTACATATCTGAGACACAAAGCCCTCAGCCCAGTCCTTGACGTAGCCCTTCCTGACACTGCTCTCAGGAATCCATACACGCCCAGCGGCGATGATGTTGGAGACAATGTTAAGGCGCTGGATCTTGTCAGCCCTGCCGGGGTTGTACGCCCGTACTGGCATGTGCGCACGCTGTAAGTCTTGGATCAGTGCTATGCCAGCGGACTTATCTTCCACGAGGATCAGGTCTACGCGCTTCTTGTCCTTGCCCTCACCGTACACCACGTCGTACTCCTCAATCACCTTGGGGCGAAGGTCTGGATACTGAAGCCTGTCCTGCCAGCAGTCGATCACCATGGCGGACATGGGGCCATCAAGGGGCTTGAACACACCGAACGTGATGGCCGCTGTCGGATCGTTGACAGTCTTCTCTGAGCTGGCGCAATCGTAGCTTTGCAGGATGTACTCGAACTTGGGGAACGCCTTGTTTGGCGCCCACAGCTTAAACATCTCCCGCTTGACGATGCCTGACTCTTCTGGGTCGATCAGCTCAGCGTGGATCTCCTGCCTGCCGATCTTGGTTCCCTCATAGCTGAGGATCTGCTTTTGGAAGCTTGGAGCAAGGTTAGCTAGGTTCACGTAGGTAGATGCCGTCGTCAGGGCTACGTCGTCTCCTTCACGCCCTACAAGCTCTACGATCAGGTCTTTTGGACGTGGGGTAGTTGTGGCAAGGATCTGCGTTCTGCCATCAGCCTTCTTGAGTCGGACGGCGAACTGAATGTTGTACCAAGCTTCGTCGAGGTAATCCCAAGCGGCAAGCTCATCGAGCCATGCACCGTGATACTGACCACCACGGAAACGATCAGGCTCGCTGGCGCTGATCCCTTTGATCAGGCTACCGTTGATCAGGACGATCTCGTGCAGGGCTTTGTTGTAGTCCCTGATCAGGATTGGCGGGATCACAGCCATGAGTCCTGACTCGCCCTCAAAGCACGTACCCCTGACGTCCATAGACGTAGGGGCGGAGACCAGCCAGCGGGTGTTCGGGTTCTCCCACGCCCACCACCAGATCTGTTCAGCCGCTGTTCGGGTCTTGCCTGCACCACGACCAGCCAGCATGAGCCAGATAGACCACCATGTACCTTGGGGTAGCTTCTGATGATTGAACGCCCCTGAGAGCCATTCCGTGCGCTTGGCGTAGGCTGAGCCGTGAAAGGGGCCGCTCCTGCGCAGGTTGTCCTTGTCAGACAAGATCTCCAGAATCTCTGGTTCTATCAGAGCGCTCATTCAGCAATCCGAATAAGCTCTAAGCGCTTGATCGCTACATCCATCTTCGCCTTGACGTCTACGTCAATGATGTTGCGGTCGTCCAGCTCCTCAGAGGGCATTACCCGCTCGTTGTACTTCTTAGGCGCCATGCGCGCCGCTGTCCACTTGCGAGTGTCAATGCGAAGCTTCATCCACTGCACGTATGAGGAGTCAAACTTAACCTCAACCAGCTCACCGTTTTTGTCAGTCACGTGGCTCAGCTCTGGTGGCTGGTCAACAATGTCGATCATTTCATCGAACTGCGTCTCAGCTTGAATCTCACGTGCGCGGGTGTATTGCTCAAGAAAGTCAGCCTTGGTGGTCAACCACGTCATTACGGACGCCATGCTTGGCATGTCATCGTCTAAGCATATCTTGCGTAGACTCTCACCTAATCCTAGCCTTGTACAGATCTTGATAGCTAATGCATCTGAGTAGATGGAGGGTCTACCCATGGTTGGCTTCTCTTTTGTTTGCGGCTTACCTGTCACATCGGCGACTGTGTCGCTGGAAAGATCTTTTGGTTTCTTTGCCATCACTGAACTCCTTTAACGCAAAGTTTAACGGATCTTTTGCTTTGTGTGCAATCAGTCCTTCAAACCTCTCATGATCCTTCTATCCATGTCCTTGATGGTTAGCTTGAATTCTTTGTTTTGTTTCTCAAGGTTTGCGGCTTTTGTTTGGGCGTGTTTTAGCTTTGACTCAAGTTCCTGCACTTTGATTATCAGCTCTTCAATTGTTGCTTGCTCCGTCATTCGCTCTTCCCCAGTATCCCATCAAGGACTGTTTTGGCATACTTCATTTGATAATCGCCTGAATACTTTTTTACTCCAAAATGAGTGCAGGTGTGGCGTATGTCCACGTAGATCTTCAACCCCTCATCTGTGAGCTTCTTACAGATCTGCACATCCTCTGAGATCATCCCGCCATTGATGATCTGTATGTCGCAGATCAATCTTCTGTCTTTTCCGTCGTAGTAGGGCGTTCCCTTGTCCCACAAGATCTTCATCGCCTTGCGTGATAGCTTGATGAACCCAGTCCCAATACATTCCACCTCGAGTAGCTTGGTTTGTGGATCCCACTTGTGTTTGGCGGGATCTTCTGGACGAATGTTGTACCTCTCGTCCTCTACCTTCATGGGTACAGGTATACCCACAACGTCTACGTCATGGTCAATCAGGTCAAAGAACGCATCAGCGGTGAACCCTTGGTCAGCGTCAATGAACACAATCTCGTCAAACCCGTTGTCGTAGGCGTCACAAAACAGGTTGCTTCGGGCTTTTTGTAGAAGTGCTTCACCCATCCAAAAGTAAAGGTTCATATGCAGGTCAGGACGCTCTACAGCCGCTCTTTGGAAGAGTACAGCCATGCTGATACTGAAGTCACATACCACCTTACCGTCGTAAGATGGGCACAGTATTGCCACTCGCTTGGTCATGTGTTCTTTTCTTTGAGTTTGGCTTCAATTGCTCGAGCAAACACTAAGGTAGATTCAATTTCCCAATCACCAATAGGCAAAAGCTCAATTGCTTCGTCTTCTGTCAACCCTTTCCAAAGGCGCACGTAGTCTTGAATATCATCATCCATTGTTTTTCTCCAGTATTGCAATTTCAATTTTCTTTGCCCATTCGAGCACCATGACCATGTTCCAGTTGGAGCTCTCAGCAGTTACGCCTAAAGCCTTCTGAATCTCCTCATCCGTCAACCCAACCAATGGTTTTAAAGTCTGTTGCACTTTAACTTGCGCCGCTACGCCATCCTCAAACCCCTTGCCATACACCTCGTTGTCAGCATCAATCAATTGCTTGATTAGGTTTAGGCTTTCCTCGCAAACCTTTGTAAGGCTCTCTACAGCTATTGCTCGTTTAATTATCATGACTAGCTCCTTGTGGTCTTGGACAATCTTCTGGTGGGGTAACGATGCACCAAATAGCTTTGTATTGCCCTCTTGGTGCTACTTCCCATCGATCTATGTATACGTCAGGCATGTTCTTTAACGCCTTCCTTACGTTGTATTTTGATCTATCCAAAAGCTCAGATAGATCTTCTAAAGTTATACCGTCAGGTATTCCGCGAAGCGTAACTCGTACGCTCTTGATCACAGAAAGCCTCATGGAGCCCCTTTATCGGGCGTTTGAGCCGTTTTCTGATCTCGTTGAGGGTCAAGGTGCTTGAGTAGCTGATCGAGGCTCAGAGAGCCTGTTTTCTCAAGTCGCTCGATTTCGGTCAAAACGCAGTCCACACCTGCGTTGAAACCTTTGATGTACGGGCTCATGTTGGTCTCGCTCATGCTAACGCCTCCCGCTTTGCTTTGGCTCTTAATCTCAATGTTTCTTTAAGACAGGAAGCCGCCTCTTCGCTTGTCAGAATGCCACGAGTTTCAAGCTGGGATATCCCTGCCTTGAGGTGAGACATCGCGCAATTGGCTGGGTTGTCCCAGATGCGTTGCATGTTGTCTAACAGTTGATCTTCTGACAGGAAGTTCCATACGTAGTTTGCAGGGACTACACGACCCCATGTGACGCTGTCGTACATCAAGCCACCTCTTTAGCCAAGATAGCCTGCAAGCCTGCAAGCATTTGCTCTGCTTCTGTACGAGTCAGGGTGGTGTGGGCTGTACACCCACGCAGTTGCAGGTGGAGCCAAACCCCTCCCTCGTCCCACTGACAGACTGTTACGCGATGACCACACTCGGTGGTAACAGTTGTTTCAAGCTCGAGTTTCATGCTGGCACCTTTTTGTTAAAAAATTCAATCTGATCGCGTGTGTCATCTATTGCCAAACGAATGTTTTCCAAACGATCCCAGTCGCCCTCTTCAAAGCAGATTTTGTCTTCGACCAATAGCATCATGAGATGCTCTTCTAATTTAAACAAAGTGGTCATGGCCGGCTCCTTACGCTGTAGTTGAAACTTTGATAACGGCGCTGGACTCGCCGCGGAACTGAGCATTGAACTGCTCTTCGGTCAGCCCGGCAAACTCTTTGGTAGAGCGCAATGCGTTGAGCACAGCTTCTGCGTCCAAAGAACCGATGCGGTTTTCGATGGTAACCTTCACGCCATACTTCTCACCACGGTGGGGAATGATCTTGCCGGCGGCGTCTTTGGCGGATACGTCGTACGTGTTAGCGATAGTGTCTTTGAGGGTCTTGACCTGAGCGGTCAAAGATTTTTGTTGGCGATCCAGAACGAAAAGCTGGTCGATAGGGTTGAGCAGTGACTCTACGGCGGCGACTGCTTGGATCTGTGTTGCTGTTGTCATGATGTTTGTCTTTCAGGTAACCTGCTTATTGCAGTGACGCTATCTTAACTTAAAGTTAAAGCCGTTTATTAGGACAAACCCTAGTTTTTGCATTTATTTTGTGTGTTTTTGCAAAAATACAACATTATTTGTGAAACAACAGCTCCATAACCCGCTTCACGGTGACGTTCAGGGCATCGATCTCCTCCATCTTGGCTATGGCCCATGCCCTGCGCTCGCCGTGCCAACCCATCTTGCTCCCTTGATGGCAGGACTTGCACAGAGCCACGACGGTGTATTGCCTGTGCTGTTTAACGTGGTGGGCGTCGCTTGGCCCCTCTTGGTCGCACACAGAGCAGGGGAGCTCTTTGACCAGCCCGACGTAGGCTTTCTCCTTGGCTGTGAGGCTGTTGTTCACAGGGTAGCCTTCTCGACGTGGCGGTTGGAAGCCTCCATAGAGCGCCATACGGCGATTCTTTCCTGACAGGCTATAAGGAGCCATCTAAGGCGTTCGCGCTCCGCTACGGCCTGTCTGAGGGCTTGCAGGTGCTCTTTGTAGCGTGGGGAGGCGTAGGCTTCTCGCTCCTGCATGGCGGCGGTCTTGTACTCACCATTGCCATACGCTTCAGCGTTTTTCATTTCCTCTGCCTTGATGGTCTTCCTCAGCTCCTCCATAAACACCTTATTGGCCTCTGCCTCTGCATATTTGGCTGAGTTGGCAATCATGAAATCCACCGCTTCGTTTGGGTCAATAAGCTTGCTCATGTCTTCTCCTCTGGTTTTGCTAATGGGGTAAAGGTCAAGTAATCAAAATTTGCGTGCTTGCTCCACACCTTGATGTAGTTGCACACTGGGCGGTCGGGGCACGTCCCGCATGAATGGTTCTTGGGGCTGGTGTTTGTCTCGTGCGAGCGGTGGTAGTACAGAACGTGGGGCACTCGCATAAACTTGCGGCCTTCAACAATCTGCATGAACAAGTCGCCGTCCTCGCACCCACCCGTTAGCTTGGTGTTGTAGCCCTGTGTCTCTTTGAACACTGACATGCGGAACACGCCAAACGGGCGCCAGCCAAAGTAGGCCAAGTTTGAGTCTGCATCGGTGTGCATGTTGTACCCAGTGAGCTTCCCCTTAGAGTTGATGCCGGCGGTGTCGGAGTAAACCAACGCCACGTCTGGGTTGTCGTTGAGGGCCTTAACGGCGTACTCAATGGCATGCGGGTAGAGCATGTCGTCAGCGTCTAGGTGGCCAATCAGGTCGCCCGTTAAATGCTTGGACGCGGCGGCCCGGTTGCGGGGCGTCATAAGGTTTGTCTCGTTCTGATACACCTTGATGCGTGAATCGCTCTCAGCAAGCTTCTGGGCCAGCTCAAACGTGCCATCGCTCGAGCAGTCGTCGTTAATGACCAGCTCCCAGTTGTCATACGTTTGCGCCTTAACGCTGTCAATCGCGGCCTTGATGTACTGCACGCTGTTGTAGCTGATCATCATGACGGAAAGCAAGGGTTTCATTGCTCAATCTCCACTATGAGTTTGCCGGGCTTGGCGCCGGCGATCCTGTAAATCAATATTGGTTGAAAGAATTGGTCGTTCACAAACATTGCGTCAGCCAAACCGTCCAGCGCTCCCTTAGCCGCGGCAAGGCAGTTGTCCGCGTCCCTCTTGCGCTTATCAGGCATTTCAAACGTGATAGTGAGCTTTATGTCGCCCCCTGCATGCTTCCAGCCCGTGAGCTGGTGCTTGGCCAGCCACGTACTGCCCTCGCGGTAGTCCGAGCGCATTTGGTACAGCCTGCCCCAGTGCGTGCCCTTGGCGCGGTTTGGGAACAGCTCAGCAGGCGGAAAGTCTAGTTCAACCCGCACCTCATTTGCCCCACAGTTGAGCGCGAACCACTGGGTGCTCTTGATCCAACAATGCTTTTTGAATCTGCTCGAGCTCGTAAATCCAGTCATTCAACAGGTCAATCTGTACGGTTGGATCGGCCATCTTAAATTCTTTGCTCAGGCCAATTGATCCCGTTACTTCCATCATTTTGCAGTTTAGTCTTCCCATTAACATTTTCTTCTCCTTAGTTGCGGTTTATACGTGTACGGATAGCCTGCGCCAGCTCGTCAAAGCCTGCCTGTAAGGCAACCTGCGCGCATGCTTCACGTTCTATGCCTATAGCCTGCTTCGTGGTCTGTATCGCTACAGCCATGATTTCAGCCTTGGCCTGTGCCAGACCCTCTTCAAATTCTTTTGCTGTGAACAAGGTCTGTCCAGTTCCTTGTGCAAAGAACTTCTTTTGAAAATCACTTAATTCTACTTTTGCCATTTTCTCGCTCCTTTTTCATTCGGTTTACTAGGTCATTCATTGCTTCGGTTCCCCGTCGTTTCTCGATGTCACTCTTTACTTTTTGCCACCATAATTGCGCGCTCCCTGAGCCGAGCTCGATAGCCTTCTTCTCGTACCGTTTCATCCACTCTCGAGCTTCGCAATTTTTCATGTGTTCCAAGGTCTCCAGTGAGATAGAGACATTCGATGGCGCAAGCCTCGGTATAGGCATCACCAAACCCTTCGCGGATTTCAGCAAGGATTTTTTGGGCGTCATTTTTCGTCATGCCTTTCTCCGAGCTAAACCTGCATTGATTGCCAACTCATTACGCAGGCGGTACTCGTACTTTGTTTTGCGGATTCTCTCGTGCTCTGTAGGCTGTAGGTCAGGCTTGTGGTCAAACAGAGCGGCAAACTCTTGCCACTTTGGTGGGTAACCATTGACCGCTGAACCCCAAGAGATCATGTCAATTTTCATGACTTCGTTGATGGCAAGGCGGACGTCTTCGCTGTCACGTAAAGCCTCAGTCACGCGAGGCCACAGATCCGGGGTGGCTTGGTGGTGGTAGGCGCAGACCCAGCGGCCACCAGTTGAGATGCCGCCGGCCATGGGGCAACCATTTGCAAAGCAGTCGTGATTGTTAGGGCCGTCGTCGACAGCTTCGATTTTGTTGAATTTTGAAAAGTTGTTAAGTGCCATGATCAGTCCCTGTGGTATTTGCCTTCAATGATTTTTGCGAAGTTGGTTGGCTTGATGATCCATTCAAGGTCAGCCAAGAACGGTGGTTTGTCCTTTGATTGGGTTTTGCCAGTCAAAAACTTAGAACTGCGAATGTGCTCGAAGAAGTTCTTCCACCATTCCAGCATGTCAGCGTGGCTGACTGGCCCGTTCTTTGACAGGTCAATCGCAACCTCCCTCCACCTTTGTCTCAGGTAGCCAGCACGAGTGTCGTTCCAGATCTCGATGTGAGGTAAGTTTGGCAAGGTGGTGTGGTACAGAGACAGAACTCCCTTGTGGTCACAACCGAGTATTTTCAAATTCTGTTTTTCATCAGGTTCGGCTGTTGCCGGACGAACAGTATCTTTAGATACTGTAATACTGGGTATTGTGTTATGTGTAATGGGAGCATTGCCTTTGGATTGCGTTGGCAATGCGTTCGCATGAGAAGCCTTATTCCATCTGGCTTTGGCGGAAGCTGATGCCTTCTCTTTCTTGACCCCGACTGCCTCAATTTCCTTGATCACGCGATCTGAGATCCACCCTGAATCTGTACGCTCGAAGTACTCCTGCAATACGAGCGCAATGCTATCGCAATGCGAACGCATACGGATCTGACGAGCAATATCCTCTACGTCGAGCGGCAAAGGTTTCTCATGAAGGTAGCACCAATCGAGCATTCGGCGGTAAGCCAAGTCCTCTGTGTCAGACAAGTGCGAAGTGTGACTCTGGTAGTCACCAATATTGAACTGGTAATAGTACATAGCCGATCCCAAAATCTCATCCCTAAAAGAAACAGCGGCAGGCGGGGATGGAACGCTTTTCGGCAGGGTGATCAAGCCCTACCTAGCCGTGCTTCAAACTTTACACGAAAAACAAATCTGGACGCAAGTCTTTTCTTGTGACCAAACCTTGTGTTGCTTTTTCAATCTTGACGGCCAGTGCGGCAGACGCTGTTCTACGCTCGTGAATGAGCAAAGACAACCACGTCAGGCTGATGCCCAGATACTCTGCCATCTCACCTCTTGCGCCCAACGGCTCCGTCGAAAAATACTCTTGCAATGTCATCATTGTTGTTCCTTAGCGGCAAGTATACATTAACTTGGAATTAAAAGAAACCCCACGTTTCACTCGGGAATGTATTGTGTTTGTTTTTAACTGCGTGTTAGAATGCCTGCACGCCGATACGGCGGTTAAGGAGAATCAAATGGATAAACAACTTCCCTACACGACCAAGTCTGGTCTTCGCATTGGCTGTATGTACAGCCCTCCCACAGAAAACCACATGAGCCACGATGATGAAATCATCCAGATGGCCCTGCTTAACATTGAGCCTGAGTTCTCTCAGCGCCGCATTGCTGGCTGGGTTGTCTATATTCTGTTTCTTCTTGCGTTGTACACCGCATTAGTTGTGTGGGAGGTTTGACATGAACGACAAAGAATTCCGCACCATGCGCAGTAACGTGATCCTGTTTGCCATCGGCGCAGTGATCTTAGCCCTTGACATTTTTATTTGGAGACCCTAATGACCCACAAAACCATGGCTGAACTTGAAGCCGAAAGCCCTGAAGGCTTTATCAATCCTAAGCGTACGCCCCAAGAGTGGAAAGAGCTCGAAGAGCGCAACAAAGCTGTACGTGAGCAAGAAGCTCAGAGCACAGCAATCGAGACAGAAGAAGACCTTGCAGATCCAGAAGAATATCCAGAGGACGAAGAATGAACTTACAAGACGTAATCTGGTTTGACACCAGCAAAGGTCGAATTGGCATCTTAATGGTGCTTGATTGGCACACAGAACAGCTTCACTACATCATGGGCATAGCCAGTGGCATGAACGACAACGTAGACATCAATCACATCTACAGTGGTGGCTCGTCCCTTCCTGACTACGTGGGTGCGGCTTTGTTCTTCGGAGACTGGGAGTGATCACCATGGCTACGCACGGAGAATACGAAGAATGGAAAAACGACCCTGTTGCACAGCAGGAATACACTAAATATTTACTTGAGGAGGCGTACAAAACCAGTCCAAACTTAGACGAATTCATTAACCACTTTACTCGACAATTTGATCAAATATTTAAGGAAAAATTATGAGCTTTATCGTAGAAGACACAGGCCCATCAAGCGACTTTAAGCAAGTCCCAGCAGGCCTACACCTAGCGCGTTGCTACCGCATCATTGACATTGGTACACAGCGCTCAGAGTACGACGGCGTAGAGAAAAAACAACGCAAGATCTCCCTGTTTTGGGAGCTTCACGGCGAGGACGACGATGGCAACAAGCTTGTCACGGACGACGGCAGGCCCATGGCCATCTTCAAGAACTACACGCTAAGCTGGCACGAGAAGGCTAGCCTGCGACTTGACCTCCAGAACTGGAGAAACAAGCCATTTACGGACGTAGAGTTGAGGCGCTTTGACATCTCAACGATTCTTGGCGCGTGGTGTATGGTAACGGTGGTGCCACGGCCCGGCAAGAACGGCAAGATGTACTCCAACATCAAGGGCGTAGCCCCTGTTCCGTCGGTGATCAAACAAACAGGCCTGCCCCAAGGCGTGAACCCCACCCAAGAGTTTCGCTTGGCTGATCCTGACTACGAACTGTTTGAAACCTTCGGAAAGGGCCTCAAGGCGGTTATTGAGTCCTCGCCTGAGTGGAAGGCCCTTCAAGGCGGGAAAACCGCTCCAAAGTCCTCTAAGGCCCCTTCTAGCGGCTTTGACGACATGGAAGATGATCTTCCCTTCTAATCATGGACAACCAAACGCTTGATTTGCTGGCGGGTGTACGCCTTCGGGATGTTGGAGTCCAGAAGGTGTACGACCATAACAAAACGTGGGTTGACAAGGCCCGTAGTACAGCCAAGGCGCTTGCCGCCTTGCACGGTTCGGTATCAATCGATGAGGTTCTGTCAATGTGCAGTCGACCAGAGTCGGTTCATCCAAACGCAACAGGTTCGATCTTTCGTGAGAATGTTTGGGAAAAGATTGGTTACAAGCAGTCTGCAAACCCATCTGCCCACGCAAGAGTTGTTGGAATTTATAAACTAAAGGGAACTCAATGAGCATTACCGTAAGAGCAAGCGAAAGCTCGCACTGGTACACCAGAGAAGGTGCGCCGAAGTACACCGTGGAAGCCAAGAACGGCAACCCACGTAACACGACGCTAGCGGATGCGCGCAAGCTAAACCTTGTACCGTCGGTCACAACGATTATTGGGTGCGCGGCAAAGCCGGGCCTTGAGGCGTGGAAGCTTAACCAAATGATGCTCGCCTCCATGACCCTTCCAAGGGCGCCAGACGAGGCAGAAGACCTCTACGTTCAGCGAGTGATCAAAGACTCAAAGGAACACGCCCGTGCCGCCGCTCAGCGTGGTACAGAGGTTCACACAGCGCTTGAGAGCTGGTACGAAGGCGTCATGGTCGCTGAGATGATGGACTATCAGATGGGTGTAGGCGAAGAAGTCAAGAAGATCTTTGGTGAGCCAGAGTGGATCTCTGAAAAGTCGTTTGCCTGCGAGCTAGGGTTTGGTGGGAAGCTAGACCTGTGTTCAGAGGATGGCGATGGAATAGTGATTGACTTCAAGACGAAGGAATTCACAGACCCAGCTAAGGTAGATACGTACGACGAGCACGTGATGCAACTAGCCGCCTACAGGCTGGGATTAAACCTGCCCCAAGCAAGGTGCGCAAATGTCTTTGTGTCGGTCACGGAGCCGGGTCTCGTGGTCACCAAAGAATGGTCAGAAGACGACCTCGAACGCGGGGAGGAGATGTTCTACCACCTCCTCAAATACTGGCAAGCCAAAAACAAGCACACGTGAGGACAACATGTTTATTTCAAACAAGGAAAAGAGCGGCATCAACGAGAACATCATTCGCAACAAAGATCAGATTGATAACGTCATAAAACACGTTGCTAAGTTGCAAGTTGACATGGGCAACTCAGGGCTATCAAAAATTGCAGAAATGCGAGATACGGTTAGTCAAGTACAAAAGATGTGTTGGGGCGCCAAAGATGAAGCAAAAAAACTGCAACAGCAGATCACTATGTTGCGGGAGATCAATGACCTGATCATTAAACGAATGAGCGAGATAGAACTACTTACAAGAGCAAGATCTCAATTTACAGTTCCCAAAGAAAAAGTGCAAGAGATGAAAGACGATGGCACATGGCAAGATCCAACAAAACGCGACACATTGCTTGGCATGTACATCAAACAAAAGAGAAAAGAAGAAGAGCAAAACCAAAGAAACCGTGAGTCCAAAAGAAGATATTATTTAAAAAAGAAGGCTGAAAAAGCCGCACAACAAACATTACTATGAACCCATACTTAAACCCAGACGACGTCAAACAAGCTTTCTTTAAGATCCAACTTGAGGATAATTACAACTTTCTTGAGGAAGACCTTCAGAAGCTTGCTGACGGTTTCATCATGGCGGCTATGCCTGCTATCGTTAAAACTGAGCGCGACATGTGCATCAAGTTTGTTAACACGCTAAACACCAACGTAGCTCGCGCTCTTGGTGAGTATCGTGAGAACCTATGACACCCAAGGACTTTGTCACTGAGCTGTTTGGGGAGGGGTGGAAGCCTTCACAGCTCCCATCCTTCTTAGACGCTATCAAAGGATGGTCAGAGGACTCTCAAAGGTACTACGCTGTACGAGACTTTGCTAAAAAGTTAGAATGGCGGATCAACCCTAGAGACCGCACGGAATGCCACGAGTTTGACGATCTTGTGGACTCCAAGCGTTTTGAACATGATCTTGATGAAAATTGATGAAAACGGTGAATTACAAGCAGATTGGGAAGCCATAGAGCGCTTCACAAAGTGCTTTGACAAAGGCTGTAAGTCCGAACAGGCTTACAAAGCCAAACTGTTCTCGTTAGTTTTAGAACATGGGTATGACGCCGCGGTGGATGACATAGAGTACGAGCGCAAAGAAATCTTGTTCATGCTATGTGCACCTGCTGGTAACGCATAAAAAAAGCCCCCGTATGAGGGGGGCTAAAACAAGTGGCAACTGCTTTAAAAAGACACTTGTAAGGCAATTATGGCATGGGGTTAGCCATGGGATCTTCAGATGAGGGAATCATACCCAGACCACCAGCACGACCAGCCAACCTAGATGCGGCAGGTGCGGCGGCTTTCACGGCTTCAGGTCGAGCTGTAGCGAGCTTGGTCATCAAGTACATTGCAAGTGGGTTGTACATGGTTCCAGCGGCAATTGATGGGGCAAAAGATGAAAGAAAGTTTAAGCCACCCTCAGCCGCACCTAGACCCAAGGTCTTGGCTGACATGAGGCGACCTGCTGTACCGCTGTCTGGTACTGTCTTGCCTAAAACATCTGTAGCGGCTTGCGACTGGGGCATGAAGATACCTTTGCCTGTGGCAGTGCCCTTGCGACCCGCTAGAGTCTCCGTAGCGGCTTTAAATTGAGATGGGTTGAACACACCCTCATCTGCACCACGATAAGCCGCGGCACGCTCAATTCTCATGTACTTTTTAAATGCATCATGGATACCCATCAGCTCGCGTCCGACCTGTGGGTTTTGGAGTGTAAGCTCGTTTCGTAGTGCGTCTTGGAAGTTACGAATGGCAAAACCAGCATCACGCTTGATAGGGTCACCACTTTGGATCAAAGTGTTAGCCTGCGCACCTAAACTCTTCTCAGCAGTTCTGAATTGAGCACCAGACAAACCGTAAGTCTTCAGCAAAGGTTCATAAAAAGAACGCTTGACAATCTCACTGACCAAGTTAGCTGACTCAGGAATTAAATCCATGGAAGCTCTATCAACCACGCCGTTTAGACGTGTCATGGTGTTTGTATTGGTCTTGGGATCGGTGATGATCTTAAAGTCAATCTTGCTCTCAATACCTCTGTAAGCGTTGGCTATTTTGTCGTCGACAAGTCTCAAAAGCTCGTTTCCAGCTTTTACATCTTTGGGAACAACTTCTCCCAAAGGTCTAAGAACTTGGTTAGCCATGGCTATGTTGAAGTCTTTGTTGGCAACATTTTGACCGTAACCAATAATGGTGCCAGCTAACGGAAGGCTAGTAAGGTTTGACTCAAGGTTCTGAATAGGTTTGCCAATAAAGGGGAGTTGGGACATGAGTTGCCCCGGGGTGAACTTATTCATTCCCATATCCTTGAGCATCTGCAACTTCTCAGATACCTGTGGACTCATGCCTAATTGCGTAGCCTTACCAAACAAAGCCCCACCCGTAAACCCTGCACCCAACTGCTTGGCTTTTTCAGACAAGAAGTCACCGTAACCAAGGTCAGGGTTCTCCGTGGGCGTGAAAAGCGCTTGTGTAGCTCCCTGAGTGCCCATACGACCCATGATTGAGGAACCTACCTTGGGGATCTGCTTGAACGCTTGCTCAGCCATGTTCCCGCCCTTGATAGGTAAGGGACTTGCTAGTTCACCAGCAAACTCAGCCACAGAGGCAGGCGTACCAGCAATACTTTTGGCGTAGTCAGCGTTGGACTTGAGAAACTCAGCAGGCTTATTGATACCTAACCACTGCAAAGCACCAGCCACTGGGATCGCGGGAGCTTGAGCGCCAGCTAACATGGTCATTATCGCTTTAGCTTCTGGAGTAACTTGTTTGAACTTGCGTCCACCCTCCTCTTTAAAGCGAGGGAAGTCGTCCATGTTTACTTTGGTAGGTTCAGCCTTAGCCCAATCAGGAACTTCAGTAGCGTCAGCCTTCGCCCAATCTGGTACTTTTTCAGCCATTATGGTGTCCTTCCAAACTTAGCAACAAACTTAGAAAGTGAAGCAGGATTCTTGTTAGCGTAATCAATGTCCGCCTGCGTAGGGATTGGGTAACTCCTAGAAGGAGCGGCGGCTGGTGTTACAGGTGCTGTTGGAGCTGGTGTAGCAGGAGCTGGAGTACCAGCAGGTTTTGGTGCACCAGACATTAAGCTAGGGCTAAGCTTCTTGTTGGATTCCCAATAAGTCTGCACTTCATCGGCGCGGTTTATCAGCTTGGTGAAACCCTCATCAATGTCATTGATCAGCTTAACGCGCTGAGGATTGGTCAAGGTGATGTCTTGGAGATTACCAATAGACTTCTCAAGGTTTTGAGCGTCAAGGTTAGACGCGGCACCCGGCAACCTTGGGATCTGCGTCACCAGCGCTTTACTCAGCGAGGTCAACTCACGCAGAGCGGTGTTTTCATCCGTACCAAACAAACGACCCAAAGACGATGCATAGACACCAGACAGAGCACCACTAGGAGCGTCAGCAACTTTGCTCTTAATCTGTGCAAGTTGCGTCTTAGCTGTACTTGCCTTTAGACCTTCATTGATCACAGGAAGAACAACCTTGGTGTAGTCAAGCTTCTGTTGATCAGTGAGCTTACTATCAAGTTCTTTGCGTTTATCGTCGAGCTTGTCTCTAGCGCGTTCACTAGCCTCTGTTGCTTGATTGCGCAAGAACGCTTGTTGAATAGCCTGCATTCCTTGTGATGTCTGGCGATCCAAAGTAGAGCTTGCCGAACTTAACATGCTGGTAGCAAGGGAGTTAGCCTTGTCTTCGTCGATGTAACCCTTTTGATACTGCTCAGCTAAGCGCTTGGCTTGGAGCTTGATGGCAGGGCCTTGTCCGCCCAAAGCATCAGCCAGCAAAATAATTGAATCAAATGGCGTAGATGTGTCACCCTTCAAATCTCCAAGCATTCCAGCTTTGCGCATTTTAGGAATCATCTCAGCATATTGAGAGAGAGCCTGTATTGGGTTGTCAGAAATCTTCGCCAACTGCATAGCGGCGTTAGGATTGAAGTTCATGACTTTACGATCAGGCTCACCGTCTTTGCCAGCAACCTTAGTCTCAGTGAACATCTGATCACCAAGGTTACGCAAGTTCTTAGCTTTCTGGTTGGTCATGATGTCTTTCATGAACGCAGGATCACCAGTAACTTGTGACAAACGCTGAGCAATTGTTTCATCCATCTCAAACTGACCAGTAGGGGCTTTCTTGTACAGAGAACCTAAGAGTTCGCTTTTCTCTCGCTCCTTACCAGTCTTTATCATGTCTTGCGCCATCTGCATACGAGCTATGGCGTTCTCACGAGATGATGTTTCTTGCTGTAAAGAAGCCTTATTGGCTAAACCAGCGGCAAGTCCAAGAGACTCACCAAAACCACCAGTCTTTGTGGGAGCGGCAAAACCTTGTGACAGAGCTAACAGAACTGGATCAAACATTTGACCCTTACGCTCATCCAAAGACGCCATGAGCTTCTCAGCGGCGGTATCGTAGATGGAGCGGTACTTTTTTGTAATGTCAGCTAGAGGAGACATCTCCGCACGCTGAGGTACGTCCAGATCAGTGTACGGCGGAGCAGGCGATTTGGGCGCTTGGTTGTTTAACGGAAGCGCCGCGTTTTGAATTTGTTCAGGTAGTGCCATTTTTAGTCCTCGTCATTGACCCACTCGCTACCTTCCCAGCGCCCCGGCTGGTTCAGATCGCCGCCATAAGGACGTTCTCCCGTCACTGGATCAATTGCGTTTGGATCAACATTATTTCCTGAACCGGGTGAGTTATAAAACGCAAAGGGATTGGTAGCGTTGGTTGGATCAGCAGAAGTGCCAAGTTTCTTAAGCAATTGATTACCCCAACCAGAGCTGGAATTGAAGCCACTAGCCAACAAAGTACCCAAGCTGGCGATCTGTGAGAGGGGGGAGGGTTGGAACGCGTCGCCGGGGCCTTTATAGGTTTGCGTCTGACCCGTAGGCACCGTGTACCCTTTAAGCAACTGAGCGACGTTAGATGACATAGTCAGAGGTGCATTGATCTGAGACTGCGTATACGCCTGCTCCAATGCGCCTAACTCAGCACCAGTCTTCAGACCACTCGTTGCGGCTTGCTGTTCAGCAGAACCCAAACCTGTTAAAGCGGCAGAGGATTGGTTTGATAACTGAGCTTCTTTCAAAGCCGAATCAAGCGCTGTGTTGTAACCAGCCATGCGCGTTTTGTTCTGCTCTTGCAAAAGATTGGTGTTCACATCACCCATGGTCTGACCCAGAGCATTTGCATAGCGTGAACTACCCAAACCACCTGTACCAACAAAGCCAGCCTTAAGCTGAGGCATTAGGTTACGTTGGACGTTTGTTGCGCTTTGAGTACCCAAACCACCAACCACAGCATTCTCGTATGGGTTGTAGAACTTGGAGATGTCAGCTTGACTGACGTCCATGCCAGACTTGCCAGCCGTATACGCCGAGTCCAAAGGATCTTCATAACGCGACAAGGCTGTTGGAGCACCACTGAATATATCCTTTTGCTCTTGTGTTAAACCAGCAACGTAAGGAGATCCAGCCGTGATCAGATCAGTTTGTTTAGGAGGTGTATAAGCGCCTGTTGTGGGATCAAACGCACCCATGTAGGACTGCCCAGCCTGAGAAAGCTTGGTCAGGTAGTTTGTATAGTAGTCAGGCGTGGTAGACGCAGTCGTTTGCGTCTTGGTTACGTCTGGTGGTGCGGCTCCAGTAAATAGTCCCATGGTGTGCTCCTTACCGTTTCTTTAGGTAATCTAGTGGTGATTTCAATGCGGGTGGGGGCAGGTCTTTACGTCCCTTAGACCGCGCTCTATCACGAATTGAATGCATCATTTCGTATAGTTTATCCGTTCCTGCCTTTGTTGAGCCATTTCCGAGTGCAGAAACTACGTCCGCAGGGAAAACAAACTCACCGTCAGCCAGCATTGCAGGGATGTCGTCAGACTGACCGTCACCCTTGCCAGCTACGTGCTTGCCATCACGGAAGTCCTCACGACCCTTGTGCATGGCTGGGAGACCGCCTTTTGCCGCCAAGAGTGGAAGAGCCATGCCGCCTTCAGCCATAAGGGGTTGTACGTATCCGCCTTGAGCGTAAGTGCGATCACCTTCTACTTTGAGACCAAGGATGTCGTCAATGCTTTCAGGTTCTTCGCCATAGTTGTAAGCTGGTGCTGGTGGTGGTTCTTCACCAATAGATCTAGCCGCCAAGATAGCCGCTAAACGAGGGTCTACGCCTTGTTGCATCATTTCATCCTTAGCCAAGTTTTGGCGAGCTTTATTAAATTGCGCCAAGGGGTCTTTAAAGCTTTCCTTGGTCATGTAAGTCTTAAGGAGCTGTTCCTTCAAGAACTCATTTGGTTTGCCCCTGCCACCTTGAGCTGGAGTTCCAGCCACAAAAGTAGATGTGGTTTGTGGAACATTGGTCGTGATGGTAGTTTTTATCCCAGTGCCCGTCCCCGTCCCCGTCCCCGTCCCCGTCCCTGTTCCCGTTCCCGTTCCTGTTCCCGTTCCCGTTCCTGTTCCCGTGCCAGTGCCAGTACCTGTCCCCGTACCTGTCCCCGTACCTGTCCCTGTCCCTGTTCCAGTGCCTGTACCTGTACCTGTCCCAGTCCCAGTCCCAGTGCCTGTACCTGTCCCAGTGCCTGTACCTGTCCCAGTGCCTGTACCTGTCCCTGTTCCAGTGCCTGTACCTGTACCTGTCCCAGTAGATCCTGTACCTACTTCACTACCAGTACCTGTGCTAGTTCCAACCCCTGTGCTAGTACCTGTTCCTGTTGTTCCTGTAGATAATCCAGTTCCTGTGCTGGTGCTGATGCTAGTACTAATATTTGTACTAATGCTCGAACTAATATTTGAGCTGATATTGGAGCTTATGTTCGAGGAAACATTAGAGCTAACATTGGAGGATACATTCGAGCTTACGTTGGAACTAACATTAGAGCTAATGTTCGAGCTTACGTTGGAGCTTATGTTAGAGCTTACATTGGAAGATAAGTTAGTACTTACGCCAGAACTAATATTCGATGTGACGTTTGTAGTTGTGTTGTTACCACCAGTACCTGATGTATTACCAAGAAGCGCTCTTGCGGCGGCGATGTCTGCATCACTTACGCCAAACGTCGCTTTAGCTTCAGTAATGGCTGTTTCAGAAGGGTTGGAAGTTAGGAACGCATTGATGTCGTTGTAAAACTTATCCAACCCTTGATTAGCTACGGCATAGTCATAACCTTTACTATTCCCGCCAGCAGATCCAGCAGTTGACGTAGCTCCAGAGGTAGACGTAGACCCAGCCGCGGCAGAAGTTGAGCCAGCAGTGCTCGATGATGACGTGCTTCCAGAGGCTAACTGAGCCGCCGCAAACGCATCAGCATCAGTAGCGCCAGCATTCTTAGAAGCAATAAAAGTTGCTAAACCAGTGGCGTTGTTTGAACTTGATCCAGTTGCATACTGAGAAAACGTATTAGCAAAAGACGCATCACGTTCAGCAATCTCATCAGCCGTTAAAACTGTTGGTTCTTTTTTGGCTGTAATCGTAATGGTGTCAATTGCCTGCTCAGTCGTTGGGTCTGCCGCGGCTAGTTTTAATTGATTGAATTCTTCTTGAGTAACATTTATACCAGCCGCCGCCAAAGACTCTATAGTTGTGCTTTCATCCTTAATAAACTTAACTGTTGCCGCAACAGATTGTGCTTCTTGGGAGGTTGGTTTCTCGCCGTTCGGGCCTCCCATAAACCAAGCGGCAAGCGCAACAGCTCCGTGACCCAAAATATCAATAGCCAACGGTATAAACGCAATTGCTGTTTGTGTTCCTTCTTGCCCCTGAATGCCTGCCATGGTGTCAGCAAATGCGCTAACACTTGCTAATTGCGTATCATCCAAGTTGTTTAACGCGGTAGAGAATGAATCTGTACCAGAAGGCAATCCACCAGTGATGTTTGATCCCAAAGCGTTTGAGGTACTGTCATACAAAGACTGCAAATTAGTCAAAGTCCCAGCGCTTAAACCAGAAGTCTTTGTAGATGTACCAGTGCTATCAGTGGTTGTTGTGCTTAAACCGCTAGGGGTTGTACCGCTACCTTGGTAGTTTGCAATGTAGCTACCAAACTGTTTACCAGCAGTCAGTGCAAGGTTCAGCGCGTTAGCGTCCCCTGTCTTCTCAAACCTATTCCAAGCATTGATCAGATTTGTTGCGCTTGCCGCCATCTTCAGGTCGGTGCTCTTAGTCAGAGTACCTGCGGCGTCCAACATTCCAGCAACATTGTTGTTGATAATTGCGTTACCAAGGTTTAGATAGTTAACGCCAGTTCTAAGCTCCGCTGGAAGCGTAGCGCCAGCGTAATTTACACCCGCGTTGACAAGACCAACAATGTCTTTGTTCTGTACAGCGCTTAGCGCCCCAACACCTATCTTTGCCGTGTTCAGTGTGCTTGCATTTTGAGCAAGCCAACTGCTGTTATAAAGTGCTTCAGCACCTGCAAGGTCGCCTGCGGCAACAAGAGACTTAATATCAGCAGTTACGTTTGCAGAGAAGCCAGAAGCCGCCGCTAAACCACTGAATGCCGCCGCCATCCAATTACCGTCCATTGCGGCTTTTGCGGCGTTATATGACTGGATGTAAGGAGCCGCGGCAGGGTAAGCAAACGACACAGCCGTCAGAACTAGGGGAAGGACATTGTCTCTAAATTCAACCCACTCACTTTGAGTTCCAGTGGTCGTTGGAATAACTAAACCAGTACTGGTTGTTTGTAGGTTGTAGTTTGTTTGGTGATTACCAAGTGTTGTACCTTGCAAGTTAACTGCTTGACCAGTTTTGGTGTTGTAGTACTCGGTAATGGTTTGGTAAGTGTCATTACCGCTGTCACCCCCGGGGATCAGCACCTGAACATCGCGAGTTTTTATGTCAGTCAGGCTTGTAACGCCTTGAGCGGCAAGCTTGTTAGTGATGTCCCAAATTACAGCTTCTTTTGAACCTAATCCGTCTTCACCCTGCTCTAAAGCACCACCCGTAAATGCGTTGCCCATTCCAGACAAGTTAGAAATACCGTTGATTTCGTCAAACAGTGTTTTGGCAGTACCTGTAGCGGTTTCCCAAGCGGGGCCACCTTTGTATTGAATCTCACCATTAGTGTCTTTGACAAGACCTAACATATCTAAGCGCCACGGTTCCCAAGTAGCTAAAGTGCTGGCAGAGACCGCCCCGTAGCCGGGCAACACAAACTTCTTGTCATCGCCTGTACCAACAGTAGAGAGCGCGGTGTTAATCGATGTGTAAGTTCCAGTGCCAACAGATGTTCCAGTAGAACTTACCAAAACATCTGTACCAGCTTTAGTCGATGTACCCG